TATATTCTTTACACGTTTTTGCCCATTGGTAGAATTCTTTTGCGACCTTTTTTTCTGTATCATCGTCGTATTCATCCCCTATCGTATACAGCATGACGTTGTTCATGCGTAGCATCTCGTAATGCATGTACGATATAAATGTCTTAATGTCATAGTAAAAACTTAATGTAGTTTTACCGACATAAGCGTCGTACTCCATGACTAATGCTCTACAGCCCCTACACTGATGATCTACAGCGTAAAGGTATTCTTGGTAACTTATATAATTAGGTGCTGGTTTTTGAGATATTGTTATAACATCTGAAATTTCTGTTTTTGCAGCATTCACCACTTCTGACCACACTTGGTTGTGCGCTTCTTCTAGGTCTGGAGACAAAGAACTATCTAAATAAGTAATATCTAGTAATGTTTCTATTTCTCCAATAACTTTACTCATTGACATTATTGCATCAGCTATTTCTGCCAAAACATCACCTCTAGGGATAACTTCCGTCATTGAACCTAGATAATGATTCATTGTTCTTAGGTCTGGCTGTCTTTGCATGGCCATATCCATTAGCTCGCTAGAAGTCAATCCACTTGTTTCAAATGGTGGGTTAGTATCAAATAGATTTGGTGACTGTGGGACGTTCGGCATATTTACTGACATAATTTCTCCTAAAACATATTTCTTTTTATCTTAGCGGTTGTCTTTTTTCTAAATCCCGCTTTGGGTGTACCAACATTAATCTTATCTGCTCTTCCAACCTTTTGTTGGTTATCTAAAGTGCTAGTCGAAGAAACTAATTGTTCTTCCGGCATAAAAAACGTATTAGATATACTTTCTGTATTCATGGCGTATTTAGCTTTACTGAACTCTCCATAGTTTTGAGTAATCGCTAGTAATGCTAATATCAAAGCATCGTGCGCGTGATCGACTGCAGAACCACCAGCCTCAAAGACTGGTCTTCCAGTTTGAGTAGTTCTTACTACAACATAAGATATCAATTGCATAAACATGTCATCGTCAGATGCCGGGATACACAATTGTTCTCTTTCTAGGAATTGTCTTAAGTTGTCAACCATAAAAGGCTTTAACTCTTTTTTGACCATTAGCTTAGTGTAAGGGTCTCTGATGTCTATTGTCTCTGCAAAGCTGACGCCTTTTACTTTTTCTTTCAACCCAGTATTTGGATTTTCTACACCATGCTTACGCAACAGCTCAACTTGGACTTCGCCATAGCCTCTGTCGACATATATATGTTTTGGGTTCAACATTGTGTTAAGTTCTATAATTCTAGCTACAGCCTTAGTTAATGTGTATTCAGATTTTTCTATTTCTTCCCTAAAGCAGAGTTTTATCTTGCCTCTGAATTCAGGTTCTTCATAATTTTCAGAACATACTTCCAATACTACTATGTTTGTTCCGGCCCCATATTTGTCCCAGTCAACTCCGATAACATGGAAACTTCGTGCCGAAGTTATAGTTGGTATGTAAGACCAACCTGGATCTATAAAAGCTAAGTCAACGTATCTTCTTGGATACACTCCTTCTGAGTCTTCTCCCCAGTCTGCTTCGATTTCGTGACGATATCCCATTTCGGAATATTGTTCTCTAAATTCATCTTCTTGTTCTTTACTAAAGAATGGGTTTGCATATGATGGAAACCAAAATTCCTTAAACCTAGGATTTCTACACCATTCCCAAAACTTTTCTCTACGACCAGTTGGGGTAGATGCTGCTATTAAAACTTTGTCTGGTTGGTCTTCAGCGGTTTTCTGAAGCATTGCGTATAACGCGTCAAGGTCATCATTGTGCATGTAATCCATTTCGTCAAGCACAATTACGTGGGCTTCCTGACCACGAGCAACGTCTGACTTACCTCCAGATCTCATTCCTGATGTAAAGAATCTAATTGTTGATCCATTAGAAAACTGGATCATAAACTGAGGGCTAGTTACTTTTCTTGTTATGGAATCAAGGACTATATTATTTTTTGTAGCTAGTCTAACCATTTCTTGGTAGATTAATTCTACGTGAGATTTCATTGGCGCAATAACAAGACATCTTCCATCTCTGTGTGTATAGCTATAATGCAAAAGATAAACTGCCATAGTAAAAGTTTTACCTAAACGACGACCGGCTCTTAAGACTTTTCTTAATGCTGGGTCTCTTAAAATCAAGGTTTGGTAAACTCTAGTTTCAACACCCAAAAAATGCTTAGCCCAAAGGCAAGGATCTTTTGCGTAGTGCAATTGCCTTTGTTGTTCAGAAGATAGGCCGGCGTTTAATAAATTATTATCAACTTCAAATGGCTCATCTACTAATAATGATAATTCCCTATTAGTTAATGGCCTAGATTCAATAGGTGATCCATCTGACCAGTTAACGTGAGTTAATTTATTAGCAAAGACCCATTCAATTCTATTTACTTGTTTTATAATTTCTGGGTCTTGTGCTTTTAGGATCTCAAGAAGATCTTCTCTAGGAAGAGCTTCTAATCTTTCTCTAAAATTTTTAGTCTTATCTTTTAAGCTAGTCATGATAATTATCCAAAATGGGAAGCCATCATTCCGGCTTCAGAACCTAAAGCACTCCTTGCGTTTAGTCTAGAGTTTTGTATTGCAGCAACGCCCCTTGCTCTTGAAGTCGCAGCAACCTCGTTGTCAACATATCCCATGCCAAAAGCAGGCTTATTAATGCTTCCCTGCATAGATTTCATGGCATCCCTTGCAAATCTGGCTCCTCCGCCTATAACTGCGGTTGCAGCCATCTTACTTATATCATACACTGCTGCTGCAGTTAATATTGGGTTAGCAAAGTTTAATGCAGCTACGCCGACTCTAGCACCTACTAGTTTAGCACCTTCTTTGCCTCCGTACCTAGCTATCTGTGCAGCTCCTCTTACCCCATATGTTTTAAGGAATCCCTTCTCTAACATTTCTTGTCCAGCCATCGTGCCAGCTTTTTTACCTATGACTGCTTCAGTTAAGTCAGCTGTAAGAAATTTCTTAGCTCCAGTTCCTGTTGCCATGTTTGTATTTGCTGCTACTGAACCAGCTGCAGAAGCAGACCCTGGAGCTCCAGGTATAACACTAAGTATATCATCAGCTATAGTTTTAAAAGCCTGCGTAGGACCACCAGCCCTAGCTGCTGCTGCTCTATTTGCGTTAAACGAATCTAATGTTAATGTTTTTCCTGCGTTCTTTCCTGCTGCGCCAACTTGGCTTTGCATCTCGAGTAATTCTTGTGCTGTTGTGTGTACTGCTGTTCTACTAGATCTAATATCAGCTATTTTTGCAGCCTTGCTTCCACCCGATCTGCGAACCTCTACTCCAGCTGCGTCCATCCTGCTCATCAACGTAGCAGCGTCGTTAACTGCCGATCTTGCTCCAGCTAAAGCCTGTCCAGATAGATTACCTGCTTCAGCAAAGCCTTGAGCTCCACGAACATATCCTAACATTCTCTTTGTGAGCTCTCCTCTAGCAGATGATGCCAAAGCGTTTCCAGTAGAACCTACGCCATCTTTAAAGAATTTAGAACCTACATCTTGACTTATGAACCTTGATGATCCATCATCTAGAACTGCACTGTAGCCACCACCACTACCCCTAATTATTTTTGCGTTTGACCCAGCAGTAACGGTCGAAGGGGTTCCGGCAGCTGTTGTCCCCATTCTACTTCTAAAGTATGGCTGTTGTGTTTTAAACCTATTTTCAAATCTTCCAGTTTTTGGATTTCTAAATCGTGTTGTCCCAGTTGCTGGGTTAATTTTTTTAGTCGGGCTTGCTTGCTGGAATGGTGTGGTTCTTCCGCTGACTTGGGCTATTTGTAAATCTTTGACAGTTGTTGTAGCCATATTAAATGGGTCAAAGCCAGGAGTAGTTGACCTTGCTATGTCTGATATGGATTGTCTAGCTTTACCTAGTCTTTTTGTAATCCTTGTAGTATCTTTTCCTGAAGCTGTTCTTTTTGCTATTTTTCTTTCAAGTGCATCTGTTTGAGAAGTAGCCCTAAGCATACCGAATGCTCCGCCACCCATCATTCTAGTGTCGTCACCAACTGTACCACCAACTAGTTTTTTATATTTTTCTCCACTAAATAATTTTTCACCAATATCATTTAGACCAGTAAAAGGACTATAAGCGTTTTTTGCACCAGTTAATGCGGTTACAGAATGGAACCTAGTCAGAGCCCTTGGGTCTAAGTGGTTCTTCATAAAAGGTCTTATTCTTGGTGCAGACGCATTTAACTTACCAGTAGTGTCAGCCAAAGCAGCTGTCATCTTTGCCTGTTTGGCGTTTCTAACCCCTAAAGGACCAACGTATGAACCTCTAGTGAATCTTGTGCCAGCAGTTGTTCCAGTTGCGCGCCTTGAAGAACCAGAACCAACCATTCTATTAAGAGAGTCATTTCTTTTAAAACGCCTACCATCTCTATTGGTATCTAGGAAGCCACCCTTCATTATGGTGTTAGCGGCTCTTCTAGAGTTAAAACCAAACATCGACATAAGCCCTGGTTGGCTGCTTTGAACGTCGTTAAATAAACTACTTTGTGATCTTGTGGTCATGCCAGTTACCTGGCCAGGAATGCCAGAAGAACTATAATCACCAGGATATGGTAATTCTTGTCCAGTCATTGGGTCAATAGGCATTAGTAACCCCTTCTAGAATTCTGCATCCCGAGAACAATGTTTCCGCTAGCTCCAAGTCTTTCTTCTTGGCTTTTACTAGATCTTCTATTCGCATATGGGCTTGTAGACATCTTTGAAACTAGCTTTTTTGCTGCGTAAGCAGAGCCCATCAAAGCTGCTCCACCAATACCTGCTACTGTTCCAGAACCTATCATGCCTCTTTTAAAAAGTTTTTTTGCAGCCAGATTTTCACCCTTACCAATTAGGTGACTTGCGCCATATGCTGCTGCTGTTCCAGCTAGCCCAATTGTTCCTGCTCCAGCTAACATTCCTCCGCCAACTGCTGCTGGCCCTGCTGCTGCTGCACCTGCTGCTTGACCGACTGGGCCAAGAGCTTGGCCTATTGCGCCTACTGGCCCACCAACTATTTGAGATCCAATATATCCAGGCCCTATGTCTCCACCAGTAAATGCTCTGTCTGCCTCTGGATTATTAAAAGCAACGTCGAAAGCACCATCAACTAATCCTTTTGATCCACTAACGACACCAGCAACTGCTGCTCCACCAAGAAGCATACCCATGCCTGCTTTTCTAACGCCAGTGTTTTTTGCGGTCGCAGATGCTGCTCTACCAGAAAGTTTACCTGCTCCCCTAATGGCTCTGCCTATGTTTAACGCCATTTTATTTTCCTTTAGTTATATAAGTAATCATATTTATTTGGTCCCATTCTTGTGTGACCTATTTTTGACCTATCTAGATTTCCAACAACTCCAGCTGTAGCTAATGGATCATTTATTTGGCTATAAGCCTGAACTGGGACTGGATCATAAATATCTGTTCTTGGTGCTCTTCCAGGCATAGTCTCTTGCTGATCCATAACTTCATCGTATGGGTTTGTTTCATTTTTTGACTTGTTATACATATAGTAACCAGCTCCAACGATAGCTGCAGCTGCTAAACCAATTCCTACTGGTTTTTTATAGTTTGCATACATTTGTCTAACGTTTCTAGATCTGTCAGCGTAGTTGATCCCTACCTTTAAAGAGCTAAGTTCACTAGTTATTCCTGATCTTAAAGTTTTTGATTCGTCTATAGTATCAGATAATTGATTTGCTATACCTATGGCTTGTTTGTCTTGAGCAGATGATCTAGCTGCCATTTCAGCTGGAGTTAGCCCCATAGCTAATCCTGTATTTTCTGCATTTTCAAATGGAGACAAGACTACTGCTGTTTCATCCATGTCTATAAGTCTAGAAGTTCTTCCAGCGGTTAACATATCGTTTCCGCTTCCGCTCTGCAACTGCCCCTAATGTATTTTCTGCACTTGCCGCCACATCGTTAGTTATTCTAGCAACACCTAAACCACCAGTTTCTATTTTTTCTTTAACTGCAGTTAGTGCTGCTTCTCTATCTCCTGAATTTATAAAAGCTTGCAAATCTCTTAATTGTTTTGTCCCATCGGAAACACCTTCTGCTGCATAATCCGATGAAATTCCCGTTCCTATACCACCCAAGTCTGAAGCACTGGCGACTGACTCAGCAGCTTCCAGTAATGATGATGCTAACACGTCTGATTGCTTTTGAGTATAAGCTCCTTGCCCACCAAGAAATGCATTTATTGTATCTTGACCAGTTACTTTTGATAATCTTACTTTATTCATTTCTGCAGCAGTGCTGACTATATGTTCTGGCAATACTGTGTCACCTACGCTTAAGCCTGTTGCTTGCAAAATTTGCGTACCGGGTGTACCTATCAATGCATCTGAAAGTTTCATTCTTTCAACTAATCCACCCGCTCCAGCAACGTTTACTTCCATTCTTTCAAAAACATCTCTACCAACCAATATTTTTGAACTTATAGAAGAACCACTCATTATTTTTGTTATATCTTGAGGGTTAAATACTTGTAGACCCAAATCAGATAATACGTCTGCGTTTTTAATAAATCTCATTGAGTCTTTTGTAACTGCTACCCCAGAACCTGGAGTAGAAAAAGCTGAATAGGCAGATCTACCTACAGCTGCTGTTGTTTTAGCTAATTCTACGCTTAATGCCCTGCTTGTTATATCTGCTCCAGCGTAGGGGTTATTTATTCCGCTAGCTAATCTAGCTGCTCCTTCAATTCGTCCAGTCTCTAACCCTCTTCTTATTGCACCACCAAAATTAATATCTTCACTAGAAGAACCAAATGCTTTTCCTCTCATTTCTTCTGCGAGCGTTCCACTTGGTGCAGTTAGTCTTGAGGTTGCAGTTAACGATTGGATTAATGAATCTTCATCCATACCAGCTATGCCAGCTTTGTATGAATCAAAGTCTGAAACCGGCATATTCAAACGCTTTCCAAACCCATAGCGTTCCGATAACGGCATCCTGTCTATTTCTCCCTGCTCACCAAAATTAATTCCGGTAGATATTATTTTTTGAGCAGCTGGGTTATAAGTTGCCGATATTCCAGGTATACCGTAGGATTCAGTAACATCCAAGCTTCTATCTTGAGCGTCTGCAAAAATCCTGTCAATATGGCTAGTTGCGGCACTGTCTTGTATCGGTATTGATTGAGTAAAATTTTCAGGATATAGGTTTACATCTGTTGGCAAACCAGGTGGAGGTGGAGGGCCAATAACTCTTGGATCTAAAGAAGAAAATCTATAACCAGCTTCAGAATCTCTAGTTCCTTTTGAATAAGAGATAACACCTTCCATTGCCCTAACTTCTGCTTCGGTTATTGATAATGCAGCTGCTTTATCTGCTATTTCTATATCTGATAATACATCACCTAGTGATGCTTCTACCTTAAAGCCCCTTCTACCTAAGTCTGTTGATAATAATCTTTTTGATGCTTGAGAAAGCTTTTCAACATCAGCTATATTTGTAGTCATAGTTGGAGCTGCAGAACGAGCAGACACTCTTCTTGCTTGTTGTACAAATTTTCTTGCGCCTACGGGAAGATGACTTAAATCCCCAGGAGAATAATCTAAATCTCCAGTTGCTACGTATTGCGCGTAGAATCCAGCTAGTAATGTGTCTGTTTCTGCAATGTGGGAACCTCGACCCATTAATTGCATAATTTTTTTTGCTGCGTTTGATCCAGGTGCAGATGAATTACTTGCTTCTGCGTGTATTAATTCAAAAAGATTTGTTGTTAATCCTAAGTTTTCCATTGTGTTAGGAGTAAAACTTCCACCTAAATCAATTTCCTGGAATAACTTAGCAGATCCGACTGTCCTTGCATACAATGCGCTACGAACCTGTTGTTCATCTGTTATGTCAACTCCATAGCCAGCTATTTGAGATAACCTAGCTGCTTCTGGGCTACCTGGCGTTGCTGCAGCAGCCATGAAGCTAGTGGCGTATTCATCAAATTTTTGACTCATATAAAGTCTGCCTGAAAAATCTATATCAGTTATAAAACTTGGATCAGAACTTATTCTTTCAGAGAATCTTAAAACTGTTTCCCTAAAAGCTTTATCTGTTTCATATCCTGGAGTATTTTGGGCTGTTTGTATAAGCTGTCTTAAGTCGAACGATGCGTTTTTAATTGCTAATGTGTCATAAGATAAATAGTGTTCCATTTCAGCACCGAGTGCAGCCCTTGCTGCTGCTGGATTTCTAGCAACATCTATTGATAGTCCACCTTCAAGCTCGTTAACTCCTTCGGCTAAGTTTCTTAGTCCAGCTGGAGTTTGTATTGCTCCACCTTCCATACCTGGTTGTCTAAAAAATAATTTTCTAATACTACCTGGTCCGCCTATTGCTATATCTCCAGTATCACTCATTGTTGCTTCTGTTGTTGCAAGAGATCTTATCCTAGAGTTATCTCCAAGGCCAGTTGTTTCTGAGTCAAGAATTAACATTCTTTTTGTTAGCCCAGCTGCAGGTCTTTGCCCAAATGGACTTAATTGTCCGACCAGGTAAAATTTGATTAGCATTAGATATCATCTCAGTCATAGACAAAGGATTCATAGCATACGATAAAGATTCTATTAGTGGTTTATTTGGATCGATATTAAAATACATACTTGAAAGAGTTGCCAGAGCAGGATGACTTTGAGGGTCTCTTACGTCATATTGCGTTAACGCTCTATATGCGTTTCCACTTGGTAGATCTCTGCCGGGCATTCCGAACCTTTGGACTAACGTAGGAAGATTATAAACTTCCTCTGCGGCAAATCGCTGTATTCTTTGTTTGGCATCTAGTGTCAGTAAACCTAGATCCATTCTTCCAGTTGCCCTAGCTAACTCCACAGCTTTTGAAGAACTAGATTTACTCAACATATCTGGATTTTCTAAGAAACTAGAATACATGGTCTGTAGCATTTGATACTTTTCCATGAACTTATCTGGTGTTCCAAATATTTGTTCAATTTGCGCAGCAGTTCCTGAAACTACTCTTGACGACGTAGATGAACCTCTTAACGTGGAACCACTACGACCTAAAAATTCAGTTACTAAGCTGTCTTTTTTAACCGGATTAAGTCTTGGCATCTCGGTCGTCTTTTTCGCTTGGTTGTTGTGCCTCTATGTAGTCGTCTACCTCAAGAGTTCCTAGCTTCTTCTTTATTAACTTTTCACGTTCTAATTCCATAGACTGAACTTTGTCTATTATTTCTGATATTGCCTGTGCTGTATCGAGTTGTGTTTGGCCGGCTTTAGCTCTTGCTTCTCTAGTCGCCAAAAGCTGATTCCTAAGATCTTTTCTTCTCTTATGCAATCTATCTTCTAACTCTACTGCTAAGTGCAATTCTTTCTTTAAAATTGGCTCTCCACTATTTGGGTCTATACCAATTATATTCTCTTGTATAAAATGCTCTTTTGCTAGTAGTTTAGTCTTTCTTACATATTGTATTTCCTGGTCGACTAAATCCCTAACCATTGATACTTCTACTAAGTTCTCCGGGCTGACTTCTAGTTGATCCATGTATTCATAAGTAAATTGAGAAACCATAGACATCTCTATTGGACATGGGTCACCCTTTGGAGCAAGATCTTCTTTATGTAACGGGCATGTAGAAGCAAATATACATTTTACTGCTTCACACCTCATGGGTATAGATGCAAACATAGAAGTTCTAGTTTTTTGCGGTCTAATTAAATCGGAAGCTTTACTTCTTTGTTCTTCTGTCCATTCTTCTGGGAAAAACAAATCAGGCCTCAACGATTCAAATGTTTTTAAAAAACTATTTTTATTATACTTTTCAATATCAGACATTAAAGTCAATCCAATCAATAGATCTTAAATTACCATTTTCATATTTCTCTACATGAGCACTTTTGCAATGGGAGCAATAATAATCTATGCTACTAGTACTTTTTTGCTTTGCTGTATCATCTAACACTAAAATCATAGAATGATTACATCTGCCGCACAACAAAATTATCTTAAATCGTTTAAGACTTCTTGAAGACCTTTTTCTAATCTTGCGATAAGATCATCGCTTTGATTTGCATTAGTAAAAACGCCAATTTCTCTCATCTGATCTGCGGATAAATGAGAGCTAGTTATATATCTAGCACCTTTGCATACTTCGCAGTAAGATTCTCTTTCGTCCGAAAAACATGTGCACTTTTGTATAATCTCAAAATGCTCAAGCGATTGAGCAACATCAAACCATTTTTGTTTAAACATCTTCTTAGTTTGCTCTTTATATGCCCTGAGCTTTTGATTATCTGAAGATAACATAGTCCCCATATCTAAGGACTGTTTCATTAAATTATTTATTGTTTTATATAAAAAGCTGGCTAATTCAAAGTCACCATTTTTATTTAGATGCATTTTCCAATCACTCATAACCAAACATCCTTACGCGTTTCTACCCAATCCTTTGGGTGTACCTATTCTACCAGATGGCTGAGGGTTTGGTTTACGTCTAGAATAGCCTCTTCTATCTATAGAAGCATTAGCCATACCGAGACCTGCTGCGCCGGCTCCATAGCCAAATATTCTTCTGTTTCTGTTTCTTATAGTTTGTGCTGCCATTGGATTAGACATAAATTGTCCACCTGTACCAACGTTGCCCATCCCTCTTGTTCCGCCTGGGAAGTATCCTTGAACTCTATAGTCTGTACTTCGATTATTTGCTGGGTCTATGTTAATTCTAGTACGTGAACTAATTGGTCCACGATCTGATCCTACAACTAAACCATGAGGGTTTGCTCTTCTTGCGCCAGGCGTCTGAGTTCTATTTTTAAACGCTTGAGAGGTTGTTTCAGCACCTTGTGGTAAGTCGCCTAACCTAGCAAGCCCACGGCCTCTATAGTCCATAACTGCCCTGGCTGTTGTTATGGCTCTTCTACCAAGACTGTTTTCTGGACCGCTTTGAAGAAAGCTATGTATTCTTTTACCTATAGGACCAAGTTCTCTTGTTGCATGAGAAAATGTTTTTCCTGCTTTAGATCTAGCTACAACGCCTGAACCGCCGTATAAAGTACTAGCAGTATTAACTACTGACCTGGGGATTGCCATTAGATTAAACCTCCGTTTAATATTGGTACATTCCGCCGGATTTGCCCTTATTAAGGCCGGAAGTTGTTCTTCCTCTTATACCGCCAATAGCTGCACCCATAGCAACTGCACCAGAAATTCTTTTTCCACCTCTAGCTAATATAGCTTTATCGAATACATGCTTTGAATCGCCTATATATCCGCTTAGTCTTAGATAAACCAGCAGTACCACCAAGTGCACCTATGGCATATCTTGTACCTCTATCGGCCATGTTGCCTTTAAATTTACCAAACTCTGCGCCTCTTGCCATGGCGCGGGCAGTTGAAATTGGTCTTGTTATCGCATTAATAGCTCTTGCCATAAATACCTCTTTTGTAAGTTATATTATTATAGTAACTCTATTGTTCTACTATCTTATTATTTAAATGTTTTTTTTGTGGTTTTGTTGTCTTTAAAGTAAATTTATCATTACTAAAACCAATCTCAAATAATGAACCTCTTGGTATATTTGATCCAATCAAAATATCAGCCAATGGAGTTTCTATTAGGTCTCTTCTTGCTTTAGATAAGCCTCTTGCACCTTGGACTGAATCTATACCGCTCTCGACTAAAGCCTCTATCGCTTCATCCGTATAACTTACGGTAAAACCTTTTTTAGTTAACTTTTCTGCAACTGCAAACATTTCTAGTTCAGCTATTTTCTCGTAGTTAGATTTGTTTAGGTGATTAAAAACAATAATTTTATCTAGTCTATTAATAAACTCTGGTCTAAAATGCTTTTTAACAGATTCTGCTGTTATTCTTTCCACCATTTCTCTTGGTGGCATTTCTCTTGTAAATAACTTAGTGCCAGTTTCTCTAGTGAAGCCAGTCCCACCCATCGTAAGGTGATCTACTATTTTTTCATTACCTAAGTTGGTAGTTAATATAATTATAGTATTGCGAAAGCTAACTTGCTCACCTTTTCCATCCGTAAGCACTCCGTCTTCAAAAACTCTCAAAAAAGTATTCCACATATCCGAATGAGCTTTTTCGACTTCATCTAATAGCACGACTGTATTTGGATTCTTTTTAACTAGATTAACTAGTTGTCCACCTTCATCGTGTCCAACGTAACCTGGAGGTGATCCTATCAGTTTTTGGTTCTCGTGCTTTTGTTGATACTCTCCGCAGTCTATTCTTACCATTTGCGCGTCTTCGCCAAATAGATACTTGTTTAGACTTGAGGCTAAGTGAGTCTTTCCCACTCCAGATGCCCCGGCAAACAAGAAAATACCCAATGGTCTGTTATCGTCTGATAAACCAGCTTGCGATCTTTTTAGTGCATTAAAGACTTCTAGTACAGCTTCGCTTTGACCAATTATATTAGATTCTAGGTGGTCTTTTAAGTCTAGGAATTTTTGTTTAGATATCTTCTTTGGCTTACCCTTTTGAGGTGCAGGCTTAGGCTTAGTAGAGCCTCTAAGCATATCTTTTACTTTATCGAAGTCAAAGTTTTCTTCGTCCAAATCTAACTTGTTGTCAGCAAATGGGTTCATCCAATCGGGATTAGCTAAAGAAACCCAGCTGTCAATATCAAGACCTGGGTTAAGCATAATGCATCCATTATAGAGAGATGCAATACATTTTTCTGCAGAATCTCTAGGCATTAGTCTTAATGCTTCTGTTACTTCAGTCTTCATATTATAGACCGTATTTTCCAATATCAATTTCTTAACATTAGGAAGATTAGAAGTGTCGATTGATTCTAAAAATTCTTTAACTTCATCTGGATCCAGAAGCTTGTACTTAACGTACACGGATAAGTCTGGCATATATATTTGATAGATCTTCATGAGATCAGACCCCTATCTTTAGCCATATTCAAAACCGTAAGTAATGATATGATAATATAGTAACTATCGTAAGTCTTTAAACTCACTAAGAGACTTCTATAGGGCTGGGGAAAAAAAGTATACCCAAACATTTGTACTCTTGTCAAGTCATTGCCAATCTTTTTTTATTATTTTTTCTATTTCAGGCTGATCTTCTAGACAAGGGCCACTTAATGACCAAAAACGCACTAGATCCATAGGTGTATTAATTGACTTCTCTAACATTCTGACTGCTCTTAAGTAATCGTAATTTAAATTATGAATAGATTTCATGCTGTCTCCTAGCTATGTTGTTGATACAGTATACCAAAAGTGAATATTTAAAGACCGCACAAAACAACTATTTATAATGCCAAATTGTATATACCGGCATGGTATACTAGGTGCTATGTCAAAAGAACCAAAAGAACAAAAAGAATCTAAAACCTTAGAAATAGCAATTGCTCAGTTAGAAAGACAGTTTGGCATTGGATCGGTAATGATCCTTGGAAACAAGAAATCAGAACCTTGGCCAGCAGTTTCTACTGGAGCATTACCACTAGATAATATTCTCGGCATTGGTGGATTACCACTTGGTAGAGTAGTCGAAATATACGGGCCTGAATCGTCAGGTAAATCAACACTTGCTTTATCACTTGTTGCCGAAGCTCAAAAGATGGGTTTAACATGCGCGTACGTTGATGCTGAACATGCTTTAGACCCAGTCTATATGACTGCCGTAGGGGTTGACCTAAATAAGCTTCTTTTAGCTCAGCCTTCGTATGGCGAAGAAGGTCTCGAAATTGTCGACATGCTTATTAGAACAGGTGAAATTGGCGTAGTTATTGTCGACTCAGTTGCCAGCTTAATACCTAAGGCAGAGCTTGAAGGTGATATGGAATCTTCTCAAATGGGATTGCAGGCGCGCATGATGGCTAAGGCAATGCGTAAGTTAGTCTCATTAGCAAACGAAAATAAGACTTTAATAATATTCATCAACCAAATTAGAAATAAGATTGGTGTGATGTTTGGTAACCCAGAAACTACCCCAGGTGGTTTTGCTTTAAGATACGCAGCTTCAGTCCGACTTGATATTAGAAAAAAGGAAGACTTAAAAGACAAGCTTGGTAACTCTGTTGGAATTAAGGTAAAAGTAAAGGTCATCAAGAATAAGATGTCCCCTCCAATGAAGTTAACTGAATTTGATATTATGTACGGAAAAGGTATAGACAAGTTTGGTTGCGTATTTGACGCTGCAATGCAGGTTGGGGTTTTCACTCAAAAAGGCGCATGGGTTTACTATAGAGGAGAATCCTTCTCCCAAGGTAGAGAACAAGCTATAACTAAAATAAGAGAAGATGAGAATCTTCTTACAGAACTTAAGGAGTTAATAACCAATGGGGTGCTACCCGGCGAGCTGTCCTGATTGTCCGTATCCGCCTAATCTAATGGTTACGGAACTCACTAAAAATAGTGAAGGTATTATGAGATACGAAGTAGATTGCAGAGAATGCGGAGAGGTATGGGTAGAGTTAGATGAAACAGCTACTAATTAACTATTATTTAAAAATCGTTAGCTTTATTTGGAGATTTTAATGTCAAACGAATTTTGTGATTTTAATCAAGAAGAAGTATTTAATTCAGATCAAGACGATGTTTTTTTTACGGATGAAAATCGGACAGATGATGTTGTTCGAAGTAAAGAAGAATCCGCCTAAAGATACCGAGATCTATGATCTGGCTGTTAAGATTTATCTAAGCTCAAGAGATCTCTTGCTTAAGATGGCAGAAGATCCCCAAAAAGATTTTTTCTAATTTTAACCGCTTTTCCGCGCAAAATTTTTTTCTTTTTTTAATCTTAATAGTTCTTGATTCAGGGTACTATATTAATATGCTTATAAAGGAGAGCCATGAATATATGGGAGCTCATTAAGAACTTTGTTGGTAGTAACGATGTAGACAACATGGTTGTCGTAGATTACCTATCTGACGAGGGCGAACCTGGTGTTATTGCGATTCTGCGCAACAAATATAAAACGCTGTGCTTTTCTTACTTTAGCCTGGAACAATGGGAAATGATCCAAGACACCTCCTCAATCACGGATAAACATGTTGAGGAGATAGTCAAGGGGATCATTGATGATCTAGACACTGTTGTGTTTATAGATCCTGACGATTTAGAGCGTCGGGCTTAACTAATCTTAAAAAGCTTCCCATGTGGGTCATCTAGATAGGTTTGTCCGTAAACTCCACAGGTTAACCACCCTAGAACCTCTTTAGCCACTCTAGGAGAGTGCGTAAAGGGCAATAGCGTCTTTAAGGACTGTGTAGCGTAATTGTTAATTTTATCTTCGTAGAACGTGTTATAGCGTTCCTTATTGATACATAGAATAGAATCAGTCTTGCCCTTGAGCTTTTTGAATAACTTTACGTTGTGTGTCTTAGGTTCTATTAATATTACTGAATTAAATACAAATGATTTAAGGTTATACAAACTATAGAACAACTCACAGGATTCTTTGTATCCTATAAAGCTAATGCTCTTATATCCTACTTGAAAGGTGTCATACACTCTTTTTTCTATTTGTCTACAAGATAAGTCTGGATAGTTGTAATCTTTCATATTAAAATAATATACATCATGGTTCTTTAACAGTAGATTATGAAAGCTGGTTCCCAATGGTGAAGCCATCAATCTTTCATCGATTATTATGGCCTTATCTGTTATCATTCTCATATTATCAGTGTGTGTAAGCATATTGGTGTTTTCCTTTTTCATAATCAGTAGCTACTGTATCCGTCGTAGTTGTCAGAATCGTATTCGTAGTCTTGTCTAGGGTACTTGTTAAAGAAACTAGAAGCACTATATGTCTCCATAATGTCTTCGATCATGTCTTTATCCTCCTGTGTCTCTACGTATACGCTTTCTATTGTCTTTTTACGTGGCATTTTGATTCTCCTACATGATTAGTGGTTTTTTATCGCCGGCGAGGACCGACGTAGGGGATAATCTATCGACTCTTATGGTATTTGTCAACTCGTAGGCATAAATATCCAAAATATTTTTCCGGCCGACTCCATAATGGGCTAAAACCTATATAAACTAGTATAAAGTTCATTAGGTCTAAAAAATAGGGAAAAATTTCAGGCCAGTAACTATTATAACATATGATACAACGTAATCTTTAACGTGCCCACCGGAGTATGGGGGGTATCTACTAAGAATATTACTGAGCACATGCACTAACAATGCTTGTGCTTTTTTTTGCCACAACTAACCCAATAAAGGAGGGAAACAATGGCACATAACAACAAAGCAAAGGTGCTTATGTTTGTAGCTGCAATAGCTGCATTCATAGGGCTAGCAATGTACACCGGTAAGGCGTATGATGAGTTCAGCTGTGAGGCTGCTACTCATACCATGTCTTATGGTGACACTGTCTATAGTATTGCAAGGACATACTGTAAGAATAACTACAGTAGTGCAGTGCAATATATCATGGATAGTAACAACATAACTAGCAGGCAATTAACTAGCCTACGTATGGGTACAATTATCCATATAGAGGCGACTAAATAGCCTAGCCTGTGTGGGTGGGATGGGTATCCATATATGGGTACTCATTCCACCACTATGCACTATACATAACCACTACAAATAAGGAGGATATATGATATTGCAAATGTTATACAAATGTCTGTCTTGCGATGGGCGATACCAGTACGATCAGCTGAAGGATGGTGAATGCAAATCATGCATAGCTAGCCTTCCTATGTACAATGCTTTAATGCATCACTTAGCAACTACTGATCCAGGTACGCCGTTCGTATACAGGCCGGATACTAATCGTTAGCAATAGCGAATAGTATTCATGATACTAGAGGGTAGTCCTACCAAGGGCTGCCCTCTTTTTATTACCCATCTACACCAAAGAAAGGAGGTGAACAATGGCACAAACAGCTAGTCTCTTCGGAGCGGCGTTGGTAGACGGTCTTCGGATCGGTCTTACTAGCGGACGCACCGCAGAGCAGCAGGCTGCAGCTGACAGGGATGAATCCTTGTTCGTTGTAGAAGCAATCTGTGACGCTCTCGAGCGTGCAGGTTACAAGCGTATCTAACGATATGCTCTTGCAGCTGATCGACTAAGAGTCGGAGGAGTAACGCACCTTGGCAACAGAACAAGCGGGATCAATTGAGGGTAGCCCCTAGCAAAGGCTGCCCTCTTTTTATTGTCCCCTACACCAAGGAAAGGAGGTGAAAATGGACAAACTCTGGAGTGAAAACCGGGTATGGGTGGTAGCAGCTGCCCTTCTCGTGTTTACACCTCTTGCGAGCTGGATCTTCACGATCATCGGCGTCGGTTTCGACATCGTTGGTTTTGTGCTAGGTCTGGTGAACTGGTTCGGCCTGTTTGTAGTAGCTATCGTAGCTGCTGCATACGTGGCAAGGAAGCGGTTGACGAACTCGGAAGAGTCCTAATACAGGATCCAACTGACTAAGAGTCGGAGGATTAACGCACCTTGGCAACAGCATAAGCGGTAGAGGGTGGCCCCTAATAAGGGCTGCCCTCTTTTAATTGCAGGCTGTACGTAGCCTTAGGTCATCCTGACCAACGTACGCAACGAAAGGATGGGCGAAATGACCCCTTCAAGTAATAACAGCAATAGCAGTCAAATGCTGTTTCGTGTTATAGGAATAAGAGTCTACCGTAACAATAAGTACAACTTATTGCTTCGTTCAAGAGACGAAAATACCTATGGGCGCGAGACCTGGCTGAAAGCTAGCGAGAAGCATCAAATGTTCGGCAAGATTGTAAAGCAGATTAAAATGTCTGGTTGGAACAATCCTATTGAATATGAAGTGGTGGAGGATCGCTATGGAACTGCAAAAGTCTATTCTTTTGTAAGCCGTGTGGTGAGAGATCTTCACTTTGGTGACACAGTAGAAAACTTTGACAGTGAATTGTTAGTTGTAATAGATGGTTGTGTTAACAAAACATTTGGCGGCAAATCATTTGGTCCAATTGACATACTTACAGCATATAAAAGCACGATTGTTGGTTTTATTACAAAATAGGATTAGTTATCCTACACATACTGACCGACTATACATCGGTGACAATCAACTACTAGAGGGTAGCCCTTAATAAGGCTGCCCTCTTTTTATTGCAGACGCACCTAGACATAACGTAACCACAGAGCCAATGTCTATGGTAACCACGGGCCGATAAGCTCCTGGTCACGACAGCCGAAAAAGTTTCTTCTCTCCTTTTTTTTGCAGACCACCCCGGAATGCCGTGTGATCGGATCCACGTTAAATGTCCGTGAACCTACCGTTGGCAACTCGGTAGCAAAACAAAGGCCACCAAGGCGGTACGTAGCCTCAGGTCATCCCGACCAACGTACACAACGAAAGGATGGGCGAAATGACCCCTTCAATCACAACACCTGGAAACAGGCTTTCAGTAAGAATCGTCACGATGCGGGAGCAGAATGGGCCTAACGGTCCGTTCGTCTCTTTGTCGGTGGCGGATGACTTTGAAAGCGGGTTTACTCGTATCAACGCCAATGAAGGTGATCTTGTCTCGTACACGATCTCTACAGAAGTGTGGGTAGAGTTGCTTGCAATCATCGTCAAGAAGACTGGAGCAAAGGCACAGACGAAAATGAGCAAAGGCAAGCGCCCTGCCCCATACGTCTGCTTTGACAAAGTAGTCAAGCTCGTTATCGAGCAGACTGCTCCAATCAAAGTGGTTCGCAAGAATCGTGTCGACGCCATCACTATCAGTGGTGACGTTAAGGCTGTTACCTCACGTGAGAAGCGTGCAGGCAACGGCATCAGCCTAGACTAACGTCTGGTTTCCGGGGAAAATAAACTGAGGGTAGCTCCTAGCAAGAGCTGCCCTCTTTTTATTGGCATATACACATAAACGAAAGGAGTAATATATGTCTACTAAACGGAAGAAGAGTCCTAACTTCTATGGTTGTCCATGCACTAGATGTGGTGTATGGATTGATCCCAAGAAAGGATATTGGTCTGCTGTATGGGTCTATTGTCCAACATGTTATGTTGCGCGATTTGACAATGCTCAGCCAAAACCAAAGAAGAACACGGTAGAGATACCAAAGGACGACCTACACCTGGAGAGATGCAGGTGTGGCCGTATATATGAGGTAGAAGAGAACTACGAAGATATTATGCTTTGTAGCTACTGTTACCAAGTATAACTAAATTGAGGGTAGCCCCTAGCAAAGGCTGCCCTCTTTTTATTGCAGACCACCCCGGAATGCCGTGTGATCGGATCCACGTTAAATGTCCGTGAACCTACCGTTAGGCAACTCGGTAGCAAAACAAAGGCCTCAAAGGCTGCATATAGCCTCAGGTCATCCCGACCACTATGCACAACCGAAAGGAGAGCCGAAATGAGCTCACCAATCACTCCTGGAAACAGGCTGTCAGTCCGAATCGTCACGATGCGGGAGCAGAATGGTCCTAACGGTCCGTTCGTCTCCTTGTCAGTGGCGGACGACTTTGACCCTGGGTTCAACCGCATCAACGCCAACGAAGGTGACCTTGTCTCGTACACGGTCTCAGTCGAGACGTGGGTAGAGTTGCTCAAGATCATCGTCAAGACGACTGGTGCAAAGGCACAGACAAAGACGAGCAAAGGCAAGCGCCCTGCTCCCTACGTCTCCTTCGACAAGATCGTAAAGCTCGTTATCGAGCAAAGCGCTCCGTTGAAGGTGGTTCGCAAGAATCGTGTCGACGCCATCACCATCAGTGGTGACGTCAAGGCCGTGTCTTCACGTGAAAAGCGTGCAGGCAACGGCATCAGCCTCGACTAATAATCGAGTTTCCGGGGAAAAGTAAATTGAGGGTAGTTCCTAACAAGGACTGCCCTCTTTTTATTGGAGTCCCACTCCGATGCTGGTCATCCGACTAGCAGGTGGGGAGGCGAACTGTCTCGCAAGAGGCATTGCCCGGCTGGATACCGCTCTACTAGGGTGCTGCAATGCATCCAACCTGAAAGGAGGTTAAAATGAACAACATCCCTTCGGGACGTGTACTTGTTCGTGTGAGCGTAGCTTACTCGAGGAAGAACACCGTCACCGGCGAGGTTTTCGTGTCGCTCAATGTAGCTGATTCGATGACCGCTGGGTATGAGCGTTTGCCTATGGCAGATCTCGTTACCTACGCCGTGGCCAAGGACGTGTGGACCGAACTCGTTCGCGAGATCGCAACACGCGGTGCCAAGGCTACCAAGGGTATTGACAAGAACAAGGAGTCCTACTCCAAGTTCTCGCCAAAGGTCGTTGAGCTTGCAATACAGCTCACTGCTCCGATGGTGGTCAAGAATGTTGGTCGTAAGGGTTCGGCTCTCAGCATCGCTGGGAACGTATCCGCGATCAATGTTCGTGAGCGTCGTGCTGGCAACGGCATCGCTCTTGACTAGTCGATACACTTCGGTGTGACGGGTCTCGTACTGAACCAGCAGTGAACTGGGAAGCCGATAGCACGGCAAAGGTGGGCTCATGACCTACATGCTATACATGGTTGTAAGAACCTAGTCAAGACGACTGATATGCACCGTTGCTGCGAAAGTAAGTCGTAATCAAACTTGATGGAGAGGGTAGTCCCTGACAAGGACTGCCCTCTTTTTATTGCTTAATGCCTAAGACTGCTAGCTTACATAGATTACCGAAATGATATTCTAAACCGGCTAGCGCCCCCGTGGGGGGCTGGGGAGAAACTCCCTGTATGTCAACTATATGTTACTGGGAGGTAATAATATGACACAGAAAGTCCAAGTCCGTATCTCGACTGTTGCAATACGCGACGGTAAAGATGCCAAGTTTGTGAGCCTCAATATCAGTGATGAAATGTCACCTGGATATGACAGGCTTCCCGAGGCTGAGTTGAAGAGTTATTCTCTGTCTCTCGAACTCTGGGAAAAGTTCAAGGCTCACAGTGAAAAACTGGGTGCTAAGTGGACTTCCAAGAAGGACAAGAATGGAAAAGCATATTTCGCGAGCTCTCCGAAGGTAGTTACATTTGATGTGACTCTCACTCGAAGCCTTGCGGATTCCGTAAAAGACTTGGATCGTTCAACACGTTCCTTGACTTTGTCGGGAAATGCTTCGAACATTCAAGTGCGTGAACAACGTGCGGGAAATACCATCAGTTTCGACTGATTCAAGTATTTCTTTACAAATAGTCGTGAGTGTCAGTATGTCTTCGGATGTGCTGACACTCATTACTCATATTTTTTTGTGTGTAACTCAACTAAATGTCCGAAAATTACTGGGAGGTAATACAATGACAAAATTAATATCCGGAATACATCCAAGCATAATCACACGTGGAAAAGATTCAATTGAACTATTAACTACAGCAACAAATGTAAACTTTGTAAAGAAAACATTTGAATGCAAGTGGGATCTTAATTCTCTTTGGACTGACCACTTTACCCCTAACGATCAGATTCGTTCAGCATTTGTATACAAACACGATAAGTTTAAAGATACTTATAATGTACTTGTTGTTTTCCTCACTCTTGTGGTTAATAATAAAGGTAGATATATTACAAAAGTTGAGCGTAAGAAATATCGAGTGAATTTAAATTCTAAAGCTATTTGTGTTGCATGGGGCAATCGAAAAGCTTTTCCATTAGACTATGGTTTTAATGACATCGATATAAATGATTTGAAAGCGCGCCTGTTTGAGATTACATCTGAATCAGCCGTGTTGTTCAAACAGGTAGTCAACACCTGAAAACCCCCACGATAGTCCTATCGGGATGAAGTTGATTATGGATAGACGAGCTATAGCGTCTTTAAAAATTTAGGATAGCCTTGGCCACTGGTATAAGGGCGACATTATTGTACTGTCTGGCATATGCAGGAA